CTCACCAGAACCATGTTTTTTAAGTGCACACATAGACCTCCACTCAAATATGATAACTAAGAATAAAATGCAACACTTTGTCCTGGGGGACTTAGCTCTTTATCAGTCAGTTCAATCTTTAGGTGCTAGTGTGTACTCACCAGAACCATGTTTTTTAAGTGCACAAACAGATGCTGTACCCAGGTTTGAAGTTAATCAAATTTCTCCTGCCTCTATGCTCATCCAGTGTAGAGAATATGACATTAGGAAAATTATTGAAAGTAAAGATCATGGTATAAAGAATGTAAGACACAATCTTGTTGCTGATTTAAAGCAAGATGTCACAGATATGCCCATGTCCTCCCTATGCAAGAACCCTTCAGATGTAGGAAGATTTGGCACATCACCCGATTTCATTGATGTCAGCAGAAGACTTGTAGTTGAATTAACAACAACAAATTCCACATATGATGATTCATACACTGCAGCATATGACGGTAAAATGAAGAAATATCACAGTGCGTTGAAGGAGTTGGAAGATATCTCCTACTACATTCTGGTTGTAGGTCCTGATAAGACATATACTAATATGAATTTAGGACAATCTATAGTCAATGATTTATGTAGGAGGATGAGGTTAGGGATTGCCATTGAAACTGAGATAGTTAGCCTAGTTGGGTCAGATATTTTCCAGGAGACAAACACTGAAGCCGAAGGAAGACTAAGACTGATGTTTGATATGATGAAGTACAAGATAACATCATCACCTGATTTTCCTGTTGATGATATCATTGATTGTTCTAAAGGACATCTAGATAGAGATAGTTCTGAAAGAGTTGCTAAAATCCTAGTGAAGGAGTGGGAGAAAACTGCATCAGCTGCTAGAACCCCCATCACAGTCCTACATGATTATCTAGGAGGGTTTAATGAGAATAACTCAAGAACAGAACTTAAGAGAGTCTGCAACTTCCCCATGTTGTATGGGGAACGGAGTGCTTACTATGTTACTGAGAATTTACCCAAGATAGACTTTCTTGCCTGCACATTACCAGATTACTTGCTTGCTATCTGGTCAGAAGTTCAAAACAAGGGCAGGATGGTGGAGGAGCACATATTAGAGGCTGAATCTATTAGACAATGTTACTTGAGTCAAAAAGACATCGACAGTTCTGGGACCAAGCACTCATATCAGAGGAAGCAAATGGTGAAGGTTATTAATACCATAGAAGGTAATGAGATGCTAGCTAAGATAGGGATTGAAGGGAGAAAGCATGCACACAAAGATGAGATAAAAGAAAATAGAAGTAGAACACAAAAATCATTTCATCCTTCTACAAAAACACATGATATAGAAAGTTTCATTGCCAATAATTCATTAATAAGATTTTCTGATTATGATGATGGTGATAATTATATATTGTCATTGATTGAAAGGGCAAAGACATTTTCAGGAACAACTTCAAGGCCCAAGATGACTAGTTACAAAGTGTTTAGGGACCTCATTTTCTCAAGCAACCTTGTGACATTCTGCGACATGATATCCAGTATTTGTCTGGAGTTGGGTATTTCGCAGAGAACACGGTGTCCAGAGAATGCTTTCATCTTTAAGAGGATTCGAAACTTTAGTGTTGGTCTATTAATCAAGACCTCTAAGGAACATACATTTGTGTCCTTAGCATTCCCAAAGTCAACATCTGAGTTGTTTGATACAGGAAGATTAGGGCCTACTGTTTATGAAACAAAAAACTATTATATAACAGACTTTTCAAGTTTTGATGAAGCATCTTTGGAACACTATGTGAAAGCAGGTCCTTATATGGCAGCTATTTCAAGCCACCTATTGTCCCATTATGGTATACAACTTGAAGATTTGAATCAAGCAGGATTGATGTCTCAAAAGAAACCTTGCATAAAGTATTGGCAGACACTTAAAACTATTTTGCTCTGTTACCTTAATAACAAACTAGATGTTGAAGAGCTATTGACGTCACAAAGATATTTTTTTATGAACATCATGCAAGACATCAACCCTGATCCTCTTGGATTTACTGAAAGATTACCATCTGTCCTGCGGAGCAGACTAACAGTCTTCTTTCTGAATAAAACAACAAAAAACATGCTTTACTATCTAAACAATCCTGTAAAAAAAGATCATGGTTCTGATGAGCAGGGCAATTCTGTTATATCACATGACAATCTTAGAAGTGTATTTTGTGACGGTTTTGTCACATTGGAACAAAAAATCAATGAGTTCTATTTTGGATATGTGGCAAGTAAGTTCCGAGGAAAGGGGGGTGGTGCAAGTTTTGGTTCTATAGAAAAAATCATGAAGTATGAGTACAAGTATAGAGATATGAAGGGTGGAGTGTTGGGGAAACTGAATGACCCAGAAATCCATAAAACAGATATGGATGTCCTGAAGTTCACAATAGATGTTTTTGGAGAAATTTGTCAGACTAAATTTGGTGAAAAGTACAAAGATACATTTGGCTTGGAGATCCTTAGAGTCATGTCAAGGCAGAACTTTTCAGAATTAGCAACTTTGAAAGCATCGGCTAGAGACCATACTAGACCCTTTTGCATCTCAGAGTATGATAGCAGAGACACTGTGAGCTCTATTCTAGATAGGCTCAAAGGAAAGAATATGGAGGAGTTCTTGAGAAGGCCTAAGATGATGGAGGCATTAACTGGGTTAATTGAGAAGATCGAGAAAGCAAATGGCATCAAGGTTTCTTATCTTGATGAGTTGGTACCTTATTGCTTGGAAATGCTTCAAGAACAAGGGGGATTCTTCTGCGATGTTTTTGATAAGCCACAGCATGGGGGAAAGAGAGAGATACATGTCCTAGAAGTGGCTGCCAGGATTGTGCAATACTACTTTGAGACAATATCCAAGACAATATGCTCCAAATTTGGAGAGGAAACAATAACCCATCCTAGAACTAAAGACTCCTTTATTCCTAGACATTACAGAGAAGCTGGTGTCAGCTATAAGTCATTCATTACAATTTGTAAGTCGGCTGATAAATCCAAGTGGTGTCAAGCACATCATAGCAGTAAATTCTGCTGCATGTTATTATCACACCCCATCATATCTACACAACTTCATACTAGTAATGATGGAGCTCTGGACAAAGAAGATTGTTGTGATGCCTCCAAACCTGATAGCAAATTTTATGAAAAATAGGAAGGTCATGTCTAGTAATACTACCTATAACAGAATGAGAGATGATTTCTTTAATGGTAGTGGTCCATTTATTGCGCAAGATAAAAACCTGGAATCTAATAAATTAAGAGTGAAGTCAGGCATGTTTCAAGGCATCTTGCATTATACATCTAGCTTATGTCATCTGATGCACTGTTCTGTAATGGATTCAATGATTAAAAAGAAATTTGAAAAGGAGATAGGAATGAGATTAATTTCAAGTTTTGAACTGGGCAGTGATGATAGTGGCAGGGTTACTAGTGCCTCAAGAGAGACAGAACTATCAGATTTTGAGATGACAGCTTACATAACAAGATTGCATGACTGGGAAGAAAGGATGGCTGGATATCTATCTATGATGTCAAGTAAGCCTAAAACTGTGAATGGAATAATCAACATTTATGAATACAACTCTGAATGGTATTTGAGACAGAAGGTGTGCAAACCCACATTTAGATGGGTATCAGCATGCTTGGAAATGACTGCAATAGAGAAATTCATAGACAGGTATAGAATTTACTCTAATACTCTGACACAAACCCTAGAAGGAGGCTCAAGCACATTTGAATGCTCATTGATAGAATGTGCACAAGCCTGGATGCATTATAAGATGATGGGTTTAGATAACCATATACTATTTAAGCAAGCAAGAGATGAGCTGATGAATTTCCCTGATCCGGCAATGGGTTTCTTTCCTATGGATCATGACTTCTCCACCGGTTTAGGTGGTTGTGATTATAAGCTTTTCTTGCTAGCAAAAAATAGTAATTATGGATCGAAGCTGTTGAGTTTGGATGATTTAGTTGATACCCCAGTTTTCAACTATGAGGGTCATCGAGATAAATTACTATCCTGGTCCCTTAGAGGGACAAAGATTAAATTTAGCAATCTGTCTAAATGGCAATCCCTGGTGGACAAAATGGCTTTGGGAGGAATTGAGAAAGCTAATAAAGACGTAGAAAACAATCCAAGACTATTATTTGGGAAGCATATTAGGTGGGAAGAAGAACAAACTCACATGATATTAAAGCTTTTTAGTCCAGGTGTAAAATCGAGTTTGTCTAGTGGTCAGTCAACATTAAGGATGGCTATTGCTTCTGCATATATGCTGAACAGGCCATGTCTGGTTACTGACCTATCTGATGACAAGTTGTCCTTGTTACATGCCTTGAAGCTGCGTAAATTTTACAACCCTCGAGAGTCAAAAGAATTATCTGATTTCTTTCCTAACCACAATGACTACAGTGAGCTGGAGCAGTATGTTAAAGGCCTTCATGACAGCTTTGTGCTGGAGCCTTCAGAGCTCAGTAAAAGATCCAAGGTGAGAGTGGAAGTGTTTTCAGCACCTCATGATGATGAATTTCCTCTTATGGACATGGTTAAGAGAAAATGGTTTGGTGATCGTGTTGTGAAAGTTGGTAGTGAGCACTTCAAAGTCCTATGGGCTATATTCTGCAAGAAATACAGCTTTCTTCGAGATACAATGGAGGCAACACAAGCAATTCTAGACATGACAGTATTACAGTTATGGTCATTCTTACAGAATGTGCAAGCAGGTTCTCGATCAGTGACAATTTGCGATACCGCTGCAAAAAATAGCTCAATAAAATCTATTGTCTCAAGGATATTCTGGCCTGGGTACAAGGTCAGGAGTGTGAATGAGAATCCAAAGAAGCTAGACTTAGAAAACTTGAGGTCTAATCTCTTTGCAATGGTCACATACCATTGGACAGACACAATGAGAGACATTGCAATAACAAATGCCTTAATGGAGTTTGAGGGGTTGAATTCTGCTTTGATGGACATACCTGTAAAATATCAGAGGCTAAAAATATTTTCAGATTACATGAAAGGAGGCAAATCTCCTAGTGAAAAGTGGTTCCTTATTGATAGCATATTGAGGCTGAAGAAGGGTGTGATAGGGTATTACTCTATTAGGCAAAAGAGGTCTGCATTTGGTAGATATAGTGGTGTGGGACAATGGAGAGGGAATGTGTGTGGGGTCGGGTGCATAATCAACTTATTTGCAGAAGAGTGCACTAGTATAGTGGTTCAGAAATTTGCTGATATAGAAAGTCTTGGATTGGTTTTGATGGGGTTATTGAACGAGTTTGGAGCATTACCCCCAACTAAGATGTTACCTTCCAAAACAGCAGTTTTGTTGGATAAGACTGGTAGATTCCATGCTGCACAAGGGGAAGCTCTAGGCTGTTATCAGGTGTCGGTTGATAGTGACTTGAAGGTGGATGTTTTTGATAAGTTCACAAAACTCACATGGTCATTCAAAATAAAAGATCATAGCTTGCAATTACGGGCCCATGAAAGTTATGATGTTAATAATGATGGCTTCACAATGCTGACTGATCAATTAAGATCATCTGACTGGGATCCAGACAGTGTCCCTTTGAGCGAAGATGAAGGATTTGGCCACTGGGTACAAGGGACTCATGTGAGCATGGGGTATCTTAGCACATCAATGGGCAACTTATCCAGAACATTGCTCACATATCGCCCTTTTTCACGGCAAGCACATAAAAGACCAGAAATGGCAGGCTGGAACATGGAAAGACTTAGGAATAATTTGATAAGATTGGTATTCCCAAATGCATACAGCAAGAAAGATTTGCAGTATGTGGTTGAAACAGACAGACATAGACCAATGGAGATAGAGATACAAGCTACTGACAACATTATAAACAAGATGTTGGACCTTATAAATAGAAATTTTGATGAGAAAATATCTAAAATGAGTGGCAACATCAGATCTTGGGCAGATGATTTAGAAGAAGAAGGTTTTGCCAGTAGCATAGATATTTTAAAGCAAGGGATGGATTTTGACATCGACCCTGATGTCATTAACAAGTATATTGAAGAAATTGAAGATAGTGGAATTATGTCTAAAGAGTTATCTGAAGTAGTGAGTATTGCAAATAAAAGCATGCCGCCCACTAATCACTATTTCGGTGCTCTATCATATCATCTACCACTTGATGCTGTGATGACACTAGAGGAAATTTACAAAGAAATAAATGCAGGAACATTTAGAGCAGAAGGTAGTGTTGGTAGAGTTCTATCATTTATTTTCCAGATGGATCTCACTCCAGGTGCAAATAAATCAGATTCAGGTGATGAGGAGGTTAAAGATGGGTTATATGACTTCTCTCAAAGCACAAGTGCTTTGACAGGGTCATCAATGGTGGGGATAGATGACATAAAGAATAGAATACGAGAGTTAAGAGAGGTCAAAGTGGAGAATCCCACCTTATCGACTATAATTGCATCTGAAATAAACAGGTTATCAAACAGATTGTCTATAGTAGCCATACAAAACGGTGAATCTAACACAGGGGGTGTGGAGGATATAGTCCTATTTGACAAACAAAAACTAATCCTGTTCATGGCAGAACAAGAGTCTTTCTTAAAAGGGGATGGTGTTTATGAGTTAATGTATGAGACTGCTGATGAAAAGATAGAGTTTGTTATGGGAATATTGAGGAAAACAATAGTCACTAGAGTTAAGAACGGTACACTATCTTCAGAATCTGTTGCTGCTACAAAATCACAAATAACGAAGCTGCAATTAAATATGGAGACACTAAATCTGCTGTCATTTGGGTTGTTGATGAGGATTAAACTGAGAGTTGGTGACCACATTGTTGCTAAGTTCGGATCAGATGACATGAAGGTGGAAGTAGATTATGATCTGTCTATTCCAAAACTGTCACTCATGCATGTGGATGTGGTAAGCTCTGTACAACATGGCAAAATGGCAGAAGGGTTGGATGATGACTCAGATGAAGAATCTGATGTTTACCTCGATGATGTTGATGATGATTTTGTTAGGAGAGAAGAGGAATACAAAATTAAGGTAGAAAGGGTGCTCACTGAAGCCAGAGAGGGGAAAAGGAAAGCAGAAGACGACGACATCATTTAACTTGATTATTGCTTTGTAGTATTGAGTAGTGGAGGG